ATTGCCAAGCCGTTTTTCTTTTTCGACCATAACATTTTTCCTTTCAATCTGTAATCGCATGATAACCCTATCGCTGGGAGGTGTTAATCTTTGAAAAGATTTTTAAACCCTTTAATATGTGTTAATCATTTTTTACTCCTATTTTTGGGTATAAAAAAGCACCCTAACCTATTTGTTTGTTAGTGTGCTTTTAGTAAATTTCTAAGCCTTTAGCATAAGCCTCTTTAGCTTCTGCTAACGTCATTTTATTGGGACCGCCATCGATATTCGTTTCGCCTGTGTTTTGCCAACCGCATTTGTCACAAATGTCGTAGTCTTTGACCTCTGCTCCACAAACCGGGCAGTTAAGCCATAGTTCGCCATCAATTTCCCAGGTCTTTTGAGATCTCACCATCGTAATACTCCTTTCCTTCTTTAGGCCTAAACATAGTCGTGATTCTCTTTGTCTTAGGATTACCTAAAGCATATATATTATTTTTATGATCAGAAACTGGCTCGGCTAAGAGGCTAGCAACTGCTTTCTGATATTGTTCTTTAGAAATATTTGCGAATTCATCTCCGTGAGATTTAAAGTGTCCATTTAAAGATTTTTCGCTTGGAAAATTAGCTTCACTTCAAACGACACGGTCTTTTAACTTCTTGTACTTTTCAACGTCATTATACTTCAAATTTTGAAATTCAGCCAACGAAATGGGTGATTTTTCTACCCCTAAAACATCAACGATTTTCCTGTATTCCAGAATATCGCTTTTCCTGTTGTTATCCCGAATATCAATATTCATTTTACGTCGCCGTTCAAGTTAAGACCAATCTGACCGGTACCGCTTCTTTTACCATGAATTTTGTCTTCTGCCAGTCTTTGGATCATATTCAATAGTGCATCGGAAGAATTACCGATTGAGTAGGATCCTGATTGCCAAGCCGTTTTTCTTTTTCGACCATAACATTTTTCCTTTCAATCTGTAATTGAATGATAACCCTATCGCTGGGAGATGTTAATCATTTTATTCCCCTACCTATTTCGGGTATAAAAAAAGCACTTTTACAAGTGCTATATAACTTCAATTGATTTTATATCAGATTGATAAAATATAATAACATCACCGTTAACTACCATCTCTAGGCCGTCTTCGTCAGCATCATAGTCTTCTTTATCACAAAAATATGAAGTTCCAACAAAGACATCGCCATCAACATCAGTTAACGCAATCTTTTTCATGTGATATGTTTCAAGATTCATCTTTATCTTTCCTTTCTGTGATAGGCAGGAATAATATGCGAACCAGTTTTACTGTAGTGAATGGTAAAAACATTGATGTACTCGCCTGTGTAAGATCTTTACCAAGCTTTAAATAATCTGGTAGGTTAATAATTTTCTTCATTACGATCTTTTCTAGTGCGTCTGAACTTAGATGTTTGCTTGCATTTATCATATAGATAAGCTACTCGATTAAGATTTCCTTCCCCGTTAGAAGTTACACGTTTCAACTCTTCGTTATACTTATTTGTGGACTTGATAAGACTGTCATATGTTTTTTTCTGGGAGCTTTGACGTTTCTTGTCAGATTCATCAATGCTCTTAATATACTCATCATATTGCTTTTTGCTTATTTTATGCCGCTTATACATTTGGTCAACAACACTTTTTTCAGCATCCGCTCTCTTTTGAGATTGTTTCTCTGCCGTTTTGAGAATAGACGAATAGAATCCTTCAAGATTTTTCCTTGCCTTTGACAAGCTAGCATCATCAGTCTGTACAGACATTTTGAGGACGGACAGATCTGCCTTATCCATTGTCTTTGTGATATCTCTAACTATACTCTTTTGGGCTTTCGCCAAAGAACTTTTTTCTACTTTCCGTCTACTTTGGCCATAGCCCCGTTTGCATTAACGACATATCCTTCTTTTTTCATCTCTTCATTGGACTTTTTTATCGCATTGCCGGCACTTTCCACAATTTTTTGAACTGTCTTAGATGATCCTACTACTTCACCAAGCTGCGAACCAATAATCGCTCCCATCGGTCCACCCGTCGCAAGATCAATATCAGTTCCTATTAACGTACCAACAGTATTAGTTCCAGCTTTAATCCATGAAGAAGTAGAACCTTTCTTTAAAGCTGCATAAATATCTTTTCCTGCGTCCCACGTTGCCCAAAGTGCACTAGCTATTCCTAATAGCTTAGAACCCAATCTAACTACACTACTTGCTAATCCTGAACTTTTAGCCACACCCGTTTCTATAGCTCCCGATGTTGCAATTTCATTTTCTATTTCCTTGTCAACCTTAGTCTTACTACCAGTCGCAGAGAGACTAGTTGATACCTGTGCTACTTCTTCAGCCACCTCACCATCTTTATTTGTCCCTTTCAATGGCGTTTCAACATAGGCACTACTTGCAGCTACCTTAACTTCTGCTAGTCTTTGGTATTCGGCAGTTAGTGAGGCTACTTCTGCTTGTTCTCTTTTTATTTTGGAGCCAAAGCCGCCAAAGACTGCTGCAAGTTTTTGCATTTTTATCGATATTTTTTAAGATACTAACGAATTAATAACTTTCCGCAAACCTGTACCCAATATGTTACCGTACGGGCTCTTTATCCCGTACTTCACTATGTTTCCATAGTGTTCAGACTATCTTTTCATCCTTAAAAGTAGACATAAAAAAGAGCCCTTGCAGACTCATTTTCATTCTTACAATCTAAATATCCATTTAAATATACCACCAACAAAAGTAAAAAAACCAATGGTAAAGAAAGCATAACAAAGCATCTCGTCAATAGATGGCCAGCCTAGCGCTCCCCCAATCATTCCTAAAATTAAACCAACCAAAGCACCAACTGACATCCATAACAAAGTTATGCCGTCACCCTTTTTCCATTTATACAGTTTCACCTTTCCCACCTCCATTGGCGTTATCAATTTCTTTCTGTAATTTATTATATCATTTTAAAGGAGCTTTGCCTTCGTGGAAATTTCCGCATGAAAAAAGCGAGCCTTCAGAGACTCGCTTGATTTTTAGCTTACTTTTTCTAGTCGTTACACCTTCCCGCCGTTTCTGACGGGCTTGGCTCGGGATCAACATGTCATTTTCCGCCGAATATCCAGCGCAATAGGTTGATAACACTCTTGGATATCAATGAAAAGAATGCGATAACAAGCCCCAAAACACCCATGGCGGTTGAAATTCCCGAGGTATCCACTCCGAAATTCACCAAGACTATGGCAGCTACAAATGAAATTGCAAGTGTAACAAAAAGAGCAATTAAGTCTGATTTAAGCTCGCCTTTGTGCTTTTTATAATACATGCTATCACCTCCGTAAAAACGTTTATCATCTCGAGATTATTATACCATGATTTAGCCTTCCCCCAATTAACAAAATGCTTGTTCAAAGCATTACTCACTAAGCGACCAGTTTTACCAAAGCCTTGTCTGCTTCCAAACCATTGTTTCTCAAAACGCCCATTGCACTTGCTGTTTCCGCCAAACTGAATCCGGTTTGACGTGCAGTTGCTTGAAGAAGTGCTTTCTCTTGCGACAACTGTATTCCTAGAGAGCCAGACTTTTTAGTTCAGTAACGGCTGCTTCGTGGTACGCGGTCGTTAAAACAGCGGTATGTATACAAATAACCCGAGATAGTATCATTATCTCAGGTTATTGCGTATGCATCGTTTTTATTTTCTTATTTACGAGGTAAGATCGATGTTTCATGGGAGAAGATGGCGTAACCTTTCAGGATCAAATACCTCAATGTTGGTAATCTTCGTTAATACTTTTCTCAAGTATTTTTCAGGATCCAACTGATTAAGTTTGGCCGTGTATACCAGCGGCATTAGCCCTTGCGCCTTCAAAAGTTGATGAAAACAGCCAGTTTTTTTTCCCCACCACGCTCTCTTTGACAGCGCGCTCTGCGCTGTTGTTGGACAATTCAAAATATCCTTTTTCAAAGATGTTCAGAATATTCTTTTCTTGGCCCAAGGCGTAGTTTAAAGATAGTTATTCAAATTTTTGAGAATCTCTCTCGAAGCTCCGTTGTAAATTCGGATTTCAACATCTTCCGTAATAATTTTCGCAGCCATTTCACTGACCGATAGATATGTTTCTTTAGGGCTTCGGTCAACAAGGTTGACTTCCACGACGTCATCCAATTTCATATTTAAACCTCCGATATACTTGATGTCTAAAGCATACTAAGATATCGGAGGTTTATGAAGAACGCTTATTTAATGACCGCTTACGGACAACAATTGGACAACGACTTCAAGATTTTTAACTCTTTCTAGTTACAACTGCAAAGAAAAAAGCCCGTCAAACGGGCTTTTAACACATTTAAAAATTACTTATAATACCGGTGATCGGGGTTATCATTGCTATAATACCGCCGCTTTTGACGACCGATTGCAACATCATTGCAACAACCGTTTCAATTGCAACAACAGCGCTTTTGACCGATTCTCAAAAAGAATTTTTATGCAACGTTTTGAATACAAGGCTCTGTCAAAATGCAGAGCCTTTATTTTTTTACACAAAAAACACCCTCACAAAAGTGAGGGTGAATAATTAATACATATTAACTTTAGTAGCCAAAGTTAAAGCACAACCATCCAAAAGCCAGAAATTATTAATATAGCTGATACTGAAATGACAACACGAGTGAAAGTGTCGTTCAAATCATATTTACTATTGCCTTCAAAAACTTTTTTCATACCTATAAAAAGCATCGATACCACTAAGTAAATCAAAAGAAGGTACGCTCCTGCTACAACCAGTACATAACCTATTGTCCTTATATTAGGATTGCTTACATTGCTCAAAAGGTTTCCAAAAACCTGGACAGATCCCATCAATGCAAATGACAAGGCTGTAAAGACCCCAAGAATACCAACGAACTCAGAATAAACTTTTTTAATTCTATCACTTGCTTCGTTAGATTCTTTCTTAGCGATTGCGGCTTCTTTTCTAGCCCCACTTGCAACTTTATCCATATAATCCCTTTGCTGACAACTCAACCTTACGTGACGTTCAAAACGCACAAGGTTATCAATTCTCTTAGAATCATCAATCCAATCAAAAGACTGAATCATATTTTCAAATACATTATCGTGATTGTTCTCAGATACTCCAAAAAATATTTTCAACGATTCAAATCTTAAATAATCCATATTATATATTTTATTGCTTATCTCAGGATAGTCTCTGCATTCTTTTCCAAATCTACTAAATTTTTCGAAAAAACATAATAACTCTTGTATATCAATTTCACCACTAACATGATAGATAATTTTATCAATGGCAGCATCTGTTAAGCTTTTCTTATCCTCTTTCAACTGGTTATCAATTCCTTTTGGTTATATTCATAACAACTTCGTATTTCATCCAAAGAATAATCGTCAGCCGAATGAGTATAAATATCACTCTTGTACATGTCCCAACTGTGATGCTCATGAGTTAATTCGACTAAACGCCATACCTGCATATCAAGTAAATGATCGATGAACTTTTTAATTTCTCGAAGTGCATCATCATCAAAATCATCAGGATTGATTTCATCCACTACAATCTTATCCTTCAAAATACTATAATATGCTATTTTATCTTCAATGGGAGCTGAGCCTAAATTCTTTAAGCTATCGTATACTACCTTTTCTACTGGACCGTATTTCCATTTCGAAAAATTACCGTCAATTATAGGCCCTCCGTAATATTTCAAACAATATCCTTGCAGGAAAAACATTACTTTTTGCAACTTAAGATTGGTAATAGACTTTTTTTCTTTATTTGCAATGTCAATTACAAAATTAGCAACGGCAATAGGGCTTTGACTAACTATTTCCATAAAATACACCTCCCCTGATAAAATCTTAACCGTATGCTATACAAAATTACAAGCCCTTTTTGACAATTTTATAAAAAATATCATTAATTTATTAAATTTACTTGTTGCGAAATTCAATATATTTAATTTTTAGTATGTTAAATTATCACCTAAATAAATTCTGTTATGGTTGATGATACTATTTTTACGCGCCAGATAACCGACCGATACACCCAGTCTGCATGCGATGGCGCTCAGCGTGTCTCCGCGTTTAACTGTGTAGGCACGTGTGGCAGTGGCAGTCTGTCTGTTGATGGTCAGCCTGTCACCTGGGTGCAGCACACTATAGATGGTTCGCCCGTTGCGTGCCGCCAGTGTATACATGGACATGCCGTGACGGGTGGCGATGCTCCACCAACTATCGCCCGACTGCACAGTGTAGGTGCTACCGGAAGTCTGCTTGACTTGCGCCGACGTCTGCAGTATCTCGACGTCAGCCCTATTGATCCAACTCATGATGCCGGCCAGTAGCACTCGGTTCCCCGATACCTGTTGCACACGATAGGCCTTTCCGTGCACCCACGACGGGATATACTGCCCGCTTGCCCACTTGCGGGCCGAGAAGTTGACCTTGACCGTGTATCCAGGCTTGATGTCGGCCTTAGGCGTGTTATCTGCCTTGATACCCTGCTTGACGGCCGTCGGCTTGCTGACCGGTTTGTTTGCATCCCCTTTACGGTAGCCGTTTTGTGTGATACCCGTCAGATCGACGTTGCCATCGAGCCCGCCAGCACGATAGCAGCTTGTGAATTGCCACTGAGCCACCCCGTCCATGGTTGGAAAGTACGCATAGTCGGGGGCGGTGGTGATGTTGTAGTCCTTGTATGCCGCTATCCAAAGCGAGTTGGGGTACACCGCCAGGATACGCTTGTAATCAACGTGCGCCAGTGTATAAGGTTTATAGGAATAATAGACTGGTGTATAACCGGCCTGTTTGATCCTGTTCATACCATACAGGATTGCGTCTGTGTTGGCCGCCATACTTACCGAGGCCCCATCTTCATAATCCAACGCTACGATTGACCGCTTAGGTGTTTGCACACGTGGTAAAAAATAGTCCATGCACTGCTTAGCCGCTTGCTTGTCACCACCCACCTGATACCAGATATACGTGTGCATCCTTAGTCCTTGCGCGATGCCGGTAGCGACCTGAGATTGGTAGGTGGCCTGCGTGTAGATGCCGCCTGAGTTTATGCCGCCGATTTGCGAGATAGCAAATTCATCACTGGCTTGGCCTTTAACGGCCGTATACCCTTGATACCGTGATAGATCCGTCCCCTGCGCTCTGCTTGCCTGCACGTTTTGACCGCATAAAAAAAGCCCTGCGCATACGGCAAAGCCCAACATGATTTTACTTCTCATCGTCATCACCTCGATAGTCATCGGATAACTTATAAATGTATTTTTTAAGCCATTCGGGAATCGGGATTCCCATCTGACCCAGATTTTCTATAATCGAAATCCCGTAAAAAAGGATATAAAAAATTAAAAGCGTATCGGCCATGCCACTCGCTCCGTAAATATCACATAACGGATAAAGTACGCATACAACTAGCAGCAGAGTCGAGTGCTTGATCAGGCCGCTGATTCCCTTACTGGATGTCGTTTCCTTGTTAATCAGTGATTTTACAAAACCTGTCATGACATCGATTAGAACCACTAGAAAAAACGCAAAGAAAACAGGGTTATCAATCAGTGCCGACAAATGTTTGATGTATTCTATATGCAACATTTAATCACTCCTTTTTCCTACCCACCCGCCCGCAGCTATAGTTATTATTCTGTTTCAGTTTCTGAGTAAACCTGGTCTTGCACAGCGTAAACAAATTCTCTGAACGAATTTGCATCATCTCTTACAGCTTTGGAATTTTTGCGATAAAGATCAACGTTGGCAATTGTTGTAACGATATCTTGACTCAACGCATCATTAGATGATACTTGCGCTGAAAAACGTGCCACCAATTCATCTCCTATTCTTGATTCTCCAGAAAGGTTGACTGTTTTCTGCTTTGTAAGTGCCATTGCTACTCCTCTTCTTTCTTTTGATTTGCTTCTGCTACCATTTGTTGCAATTTTTCATTTTCAACTGCCAAGTTAGCTAATTTGATATTAAGATTACCAATTTCGGCTGCAAGATTGCTGATGATTTTTTGTAGTTTTTCAGTATCCATTACTTATCCTCCTTATTTTCTGCTCCAATAACGTTAACTAATGACGGATCTACACCGTTTTGCTTGCAGAAGTCCTTTTGCTCTGCAATCGCGGCCGCCATAAATTCCTGTTGACGTTTCTCGATAACCTTATCATCTTGTTCAGGCAAAATAGCCCTACCGTCATCAGAATAACCAATCGGCTCTGATAGCCCCATCGTTCTAATAACAGGTGTGCTGCCATCGCCTGTTAAGTATGTTTGCATTTCGGCAATTTCGTCACCGTCAGCATTTTCAATCGTATCTGTAAGGATGATTGTTTTTTTCAAAGCCATATCATTTCCTCCTATTTTATAAATCGCGAACCTTGGACCCGGCAAACTCTCGAATTCCACCTGAAGCAAAAGCGATTCCGGATGTTGGCGAAACACGATTAGAAATCGCAGGTATTTTCCACTTCGAGTACCAGTTCGACCACTGACACCACGTAAATCTCAGCGAGTTAGAAGCGCCGCAGGAAATTTCCACATTTTGCATATCCATAACACCGAACGGTTTTATATCGCCCCAACGAAACGCGATTCCCGATGATGATTTAGTATTTTCGTTATAACCGACCTGTATAGATGGATAATAGTAGCCACTGTTACCCCAGCGTATGTTCCTGATATAGAAGGGATCCTTTCCTCCCGTATAAATTGTGCGTGCTTTGTCATTTTCCAATGTACACGTATCGTACCAGTGGAAGCCTGTGCCGACACCACCATACCCTGTCGCAGACCACTTCATCGAAGCGTTCCATTCATAACCGCCGTCAAAATTACCTTTAACAACCTTGCCTATCGAAATTTCATCCCCATTACCGCCGCTGCTACTTGGGCAAACTATCAAACCTAACCCGTTCGCGTTCGTGTTTGCCATATTTTCGCCGTAAGCTAGCCCGCCTGTCCAACGATAATCACCCGATTTTTTTTCTTGGCGCTTTATATGATACCCTCTACTGCCAAGATCAAATGCCCACTGATCCTTGTTAGCGGCTGTACCACCTTCAGCATGTATTCCTGACCCGTCTAAGCTCATCCACGAATTGTTGCTACCCATCAGCTTTGCAATTTTAGCCGTCAGCGTGCCAGTGGTGATTTTAGACGCGTCCAAATTAATGACGCTGATTTTAGCCGCATCGATGGTGCCAGCCAACATCATGTCGGCCGTGATACCAGTTGCTTTTATCTTTTTTGCGAAAGTCGTCCCGTCAATCGCAACATCGCCGTTCAGCAGGATATGCTTTGAATCAATTTTGACTGCCGCACTAGTCATGTCGATTTTCGATATGTCAGAACCCCCGACGAGTTGGGCAACTTTTAAACCAATGCCATCTGATGACTGTTTGATTGACGTCATGTTTGACTGAGTGTAGTTATCAAGTTTTGTAAAGCTGGCATACGCTACATAACTTGCACCACCTTTGCCATTCTTATCTTTGGTGGCTATGCATGGCAGCACCTGTGTGACATTATCCGGCACCGTTACGATGCCCTTTACCCATCCCCAGTTGTCTGGAGTGATAGTGGCACTTGGCCCCATCGCCCAGCGCCTTTTTCCACCTTGTTCATAGTGCAAATACGCGGCAACTGTAATGTTCAGCCCGTTATATACACTCTTCATATTGGGGCACAGTGCCTCAACATAGAATTTAGTGCCCGGTTTGACAGGTATCCATGAGGTTCCATAGTATAGGTCACTGCCTGTCGAGGAGTACACCCAGTTATAGAATCCGTTAACCGGCCCACCTTTTTGGAGGGTTGCCGGCGTTTTAAAATCAGCACAGCACCAATTTCCGACTGCCGAATCCTCAAAACTCTTCTTTCCGATGAGTTGACCGCTTGAATCCAGATTGTATTTCCACGCTTGTTGTTGGAAACCAGTTGCGTCTTGGATCCAGCTCGAGTTTTGGTTAATCTTGATCAACTTTTTCCAATCATCGGTGGCCTTTAAGCTATTGATCGTCGAGTTCTTAAGCGCATTCTCTCTAGTCTGCGTTTCCGTTTTGGTATACACAGATGATGATAAAGCATAAGTACGCTTTACTTCTGCCTGATATGCAGTCAGTGCATCGGCCTGGTCCTGTATGCGCTTGTTAATGTCCCCATCCGACATACACCAGTCAGTAGCTTTAGTGCCTTTTTCGAGTTTTACGTGGCGGATAGCGATTTGACCAACAAAAGAGCTTGTAGTGCATAGCTGCAGAACGGTAGCCGCCGAGTCATTGGTCGGCTGTACCGGAGATGTGGCGATGGCAGACAAGCGGACAGCCTGTCCTACTTTAAGCGTGCACTCTCCACTCGTCCCGTAAGAGAACCAATCGCTTTTTCTACGAATTAGCAGCTCAGCCGTGGGCAATCTAGAAGAGCAGTTGAGCAACTTAACATCGATACTAACTGTATAGATTCCCGCTTCCGGTTGGCCCTTGGGCATATCGATGTACCAGTTGTTGCGGTTTTGTTTTGCTGTTTTCTGCGTGAAGACTGTCCAGCCGTTTTGGAAACTCATAGCGTCATACGAGTTGTGCCCTATCGCCGCGCTTTCCATTGAGCTATTGTCTAGCAAATTCGCGCCGCCGATTTGCAACCCGTCGATTTTGCCATTAAGCGCCTTGTACGCTTCTGTCGTACCATAGGCATCAGCAACTTTTTTGGCAAATCCGCTACCAAAATTACCGGTTGTCCCATTATAATCAAGCGCACTGATCAGATTGGTTGTTTGCTTTTTTGTTTGGTTAGTTTCGTTGCTATAGGCGGATACCAACGTGTTCAAATCGCCAGTTGTCCCATCCTTGCCAATCAGCTTCCTGATTGTAGTATCATAACCGGCTACTTTCGTATCAATTCCACTTGCCTTAACCACGCTGTTGGCAAAGCTTGTCGAATTCATAGTCGTTTCAATAGTGTCAGCTTTGGTCTTTACAGACTTGACATCGCTTGCGAGCGTGTCAACTTTATCTGCCGTCTGTTTAAATTGTGTCCCTGTTACATATCCGTTCAAATCAGTTTTGTTGGCTTTTTGGCTTAACGTGGTCGATGTCTGTTGCTTGAACGTGTTGTACTCGTTGTCATCAGCTTTAGAATCAATAAGGGATTCAATACGATTATTTTCGGCTTTGACGCTGATCAACCCGCCTTTTCCGTCGCTCAGTGCCGCTTCCAGAGCACCCGCTCGGGCCGATGCTGATGTAACCTTGCCATCGAGCGTGGCATACGTGGCTTTTACGCCGCTGACATCTGACTTGATTTCCCCGATTGCTTTGCCGTTTTTTGTCACGGTTTTAGCAACGTCATCAACTTTAGCACGTGCTTCACTTGCGCTGTTATTTGCTTCCGTTGCATTTGCCGAAGCAGTATCCGCAGTTGCCTTTGCCGCTTGAGCCGTTTCCGAGGCTTTAGCCACGGTTGTGGAAAAAGCCTGCTTCTCAGTCTGGTAAGTCTCGTTAGGAACGTACTTATCATCGATTTCCTTGAACTGCGCATCGAAATCTTTGATGGCCTGGTCAACTTCCTTCTGCACATTATGCAGTTCGGCGGTTGATGTGATTAACTCCCAGTTCCCGTTTTTGTACTGATACATTTCAGTCTCGCCGTTGCCCAGATCCTTGTACCACAAATCGCCTTCGACGGCATACAGTGGTTGATTAGCGCCATAGAAGTTGGTATTCTTTCCATTTGCCGCCTGCAGGGCCGATTGTGAATATTCTTTAGCTGATTGCACGGTATCTTGCACTGCGCTGATCGTTGACGTGATGCTAGCGGCTTGAAAATCATCCCCCAGTTCGATCGTGTTGTTCTGCGCATTGAGCAAATCATGAGTGACCTTATATACACGCGTGGAATACTCAATTTTCAAATCATGGCGGATAATCGCAACAGTATCGCCCAAATTTAAGCTACCGACATCTGTAACTGACGCTTTAAACGATACTTTAGGCCGCTTGAGTTCTTGCAGCTTGTCATACGTTGCCTTTATCAATAAATTTTTATCATCAATTTTGTCAAATTCGACAAAGCCAATTCGCGGTTTACCGTCAGAAAAACCATATACGGCCGTTGCAGCCGGGTCTTCAAGGTATTCTTGCCCTGCCGGTTTATCAAGCGGATTGCCCGCTGATTTTTTCCAAACAACATCAGCAAACGTGATCTTACGACTATATCCATCAGGACTTCCATCAGTACCTTCGCTGACCTGCACACTGGACCCACGGCCTACCAGTGCAGTTACCAAAGTGTCACTGGACTGTTCGCATGTTACGCTGAGCAGTTTGTCGCCGTACTCGTACCGCCGTCCGGTTCTGGATCCCATTTGAGTGTACATGTTAACCAATCGCCTTTTGACCTGATTGTCAATCGGGTCAAAGACAACGTCAAAAGTGATCTCCAAGTTAAACAAGTTGACCACGCTCTGCAGACTGGCTAGCACGGTCGTGTAGTAGAAATTGGTTGTTTGCGTGCCGGTGTCAGCAACATATCCGACAGAAAACCGTGTTTGCGCAAGAATTTGCTGCAGCATTTCCTTAGCCGTACGGTTCTGTGGTCGCAAATCTTTAATGTATGAGTACGATCCAAGTTCATCGTATGCAGATTCAACTGCAGTATAGCTAATCTTGTTGTCCTCCTGTGTTTCCGTCAGAATCTTAAAACACATATACGTAGCGGCACCGGGGCGCTGTATAAGTACATACTGACACCCTACACTCAGTTTCTTGGCGACGACAAACTTCAGACTTCCGGCCGTGTTGATTTGTTCCTCGAGCGTTGCGCTGATGACATCGGACGAAACAATTCCAATCACATCCTGTTTTTTGTTCAATTGATACAAAATCACAATTTCTTCACCTCGAATCTGACCAAATATCTACCATCTGCATTAAACGTCAACACCGTATTTTTATCGATCGTAAAATCAGCAAAGTTGCTGTTAAGCGATACGCTCGACAATACGTTTGCACCATCGACGGTGCATGACAACGTTCTAAAATCAACCACTATCTTTTTGCCGGCTGAAACTGACTGATTTAGCAGAAAATGCTTGCCTTGATTGCTAGTGACTTGGAATGTGGAAATTCCCTCCGATGGCGTGAATTCAATCGCTGCTGGCAAATTTGCAAACCCAGTGTCATCATACTCAGACAAATTTACAGACGTCCCTGTTCCCGTTATAGTCTTCTCCGCAGAATAACAGTATGGGTCGCTCAGCGTAATTTCGATGGTCCCTGTCGGGTGAAGAGTGGTATCGTCAAACGTGAGTGACGTTACAGTACCGGTATATCTATAGCCGTCATCGGCAAAGGAAACTTCCGTATTCCTGACGGACAGAAGCTTTTTAAGTTTCCCTGTTTTGTCAGCCAGATCCGACAGGCTTGAAGCCTGCAGGAAAAAATTTACCGTCAGCTTCTTCGATTCAATGCGCGAACTCAGGTATTTAGCACCATCGCTGGCTAAATCCGTAGCAGTTACTGCACGGGTGAACCCGCCTCTGCCAGATACAGAAAGCGTGGTGAACCCATCTACGCTACTATCCAAACAATGACCACCATAGCTAAATGCCACCTGTGATCTCACACTCACCACTCCTTTCAGAATTTATATGCACGTTGGAACTGCGTCTTAGTACCCTGTGCTTTGGAAATGTCATCAACGAATGCCTGGAAATCACTGCTGCCAAGCGTCAGGTTTATCACAACCGGCGTAGTACCACCCGGGGCAGTACCTGTTTCAACGTTCCCGGAGGTGGCTAATGTAGCAACCGGATTAGCAGTCAGCGTATCAGCAATCGTACCACTCATGCCCAGCACGGTTGACTTAACGTTTTCAAATCCGTTTACCAGTCCCCCGTTAAGCCCAGCCATGATTGCATTGCCGGCCGGAATCAGCAGTTTTTTATCATAGCTGATAGGGCCCTTATGTTTCTTAATCCACTTAGCAATACCTCTTACAAAGTGCTTGACACCTCCCCAAGCGGATTTGAGACCGCTCAGAAGACCGTTCATGATAGCTGCACCGGCATGCCATAAATTGATGTTCCGCAATCCGTTAAATGCAGACCTAACACCGCCCAAAACACCCTTGACGCCGCCAGACACGTTGGAGACGCCACGGCCGAATGCGCTAAATGCTGCCTTAGCGCCACTGACGGCTCCGCGTACACCGCCGGATACGCTAGAAACAACGCTGCCTAATCCATGCCATGCTCCTGATACTGCACTCCGCAAGGCATTACCGGCAGACTTCAAACTGTTCCATGCGATTTTCAAACCGTTGACTACACCCTTGACGCCTTCACCAGCGAGCTTTACACCATCCTTGATTCCGTTCCACGCAGTGCTGACAACGTTCTTCATCGTTTTAGCCGCACCGCCCAGACCACCGAACTGACCGATTAACTGCCCGATAAAACTTGCCAACATTGTAATAACTGGCGAAAATGCTTTGAACACGCTAACGATTACTTTAACAATCGGCGTGATGACCAGAATAACAACCTTGAGTGCATCGAAAGCAAATTTAATCGTACTCAAAACGCCCTTGAACACACCGCCCAAGAATGCGCCTAAAACTTGAAATGCCGGTTTAAGCGCACCGGCAATCACGCTGACTAACGGTTGAGCCGCATTCCACAGTGACGCGAACGATTTGACTACTCCACTGATAGCAGGACCTGCGACTGAAGCAAATGAAGAAAAACCGGCTGAAACCGCCGGCAGAATCGCATTGGCAAGTGACTGTAATCCGCTGAATTTCAAATGTGAAAAGCTGTTTTTAATCGTATTGACAACCGGTTGAATCGCCGACGTGATTTTTGAAAAACTCGACGTAATGCTTGAAAAATCGATTTTAATGCCGAGATTTGAAAACAGTCCTTGAATACCTTTTCGAACATTGGGAGCTGCCGCCTGAATGAACGTGCCTATCGCACCAGGCAGATTCTTAAAAATTCTGCCGACCATCGGCAAGAAGTTGTTAAACAGGAAATTAGACGTGGTTGTCGCCAAAGCATTAAGCGATGGCGTGATATCCAGTTCCCCGTCAGATAGATTGCCAAGAACATCCTGAAACGAAGCCTTCATCGAGTTGAACGACCCCTGAAGCGTAGTTGATGCTTCCTTGGCCGTTGTACCCGTAATCTTAAGATGTTCCTGAACCGCATGGATTGCCTTGACAGTATCGCCAAAATCGCCGACAGTGTAGTGTTCCCCCGTCAGCTTTTCAGCGTCCTTCATCAGTCGTTCCATTTCGGATTTAGTACCACCATACTAGGTACGTATTCGCCATGATTCGCTACTTCATGACCGCCCGTTTAGGGCTGCTGCATGTCGCCATGCAGAATAGACTATCTTTTGTGCATATAATCTTGCACCCTAGCGCTTCGGATTCGCTTGAATCCTACTCTACTCCATTAAAAAAACACCTTTTCAGGTGTTTTCTCTGTTTCGATAGTCGTTACACTTTCAAGAATTATAAACCGAACGCTTACCGTTCTTATAAGAAAATTGATATCCCCTCGTTTTTCCACGCTGCCCAATTGTACCTTTTTCTAACATTAAAGAAATGTTTGAAATAGTACAACCGAAATATTCGGCAGCTGCTGATATACTCTCGAACTCAAGCTTTTCGATGACATCTAACCATGCTAAATGTCCGCCACCTCTTTTTTTTCGTTCTTCCTTATATCTAGTAACAACAACCGCTTCGCTTCTCACTCCGACGGTTTCAAAACGTGAGTTATTTTCTGAGTAAGTTGCCCACCTTAGATTGGATATAGAATTATTTTTTCTATTGCCATCAATGTGATCAACTGTTGCCTTTTTCTCCGGATTCGGAATAAAAGCTTCAGCTACTAATCGATGTATTGGCACCTTTTCAGATTTGTTGTTTTGATAAAGATCAACCATCAAATACCCGTTTCTTTTATTTGTAAACGAGTTTTTAATATGTTTTGTTTTATCATTTCTAACTTCACCGTTTTCATTAATTGAATAATTTGGATTTCTATCAATTTTCTTCCACACTTTGCAATCCCCCACGTATTTATATATTTTATTTTACCAAACAAATACGTAAAATTCCAGCAAAGTATCTAATTCTTGCTTAGCACGGTATTGTCTAAGCCACTAAACTTAGAGTTTCACCGTTTTCACTAGGTTTATACTCGGCTATGGTTTTTCTACCGAGTTTCAAGTTGTCCAACATTTCATAGTTGCCACGGGCAAGAGATTGATACGTTTCCTGAACTAGTTCCATATCGGTGCCCATTTTATTAGCGTTATCGCCCATGTCCGTCATTGCCACATTGGCCAGTTTTGCGGCCTTTTTCGTGTTACCACCGCACGACGACACAAGGGACGCCGCAAAACTGGTTACGTTTTCCATGTATGAGTTAGCCGACACACCAGTTGTCCGGTACGCTTCCTGCGCATACTTTTTGACCATGCCTGCCGAGCTCTTGAACAGCGTCTCTACACCGCCGATTGACTGCTGCAGTTTGCCACCTTCTTCAATCGAAGCTGCAATCGCCTTACCGATACCGGCAGCCGCGATTGCGGCAGAAGCGACTGCGGCTAACTTTTTGCCAAGGGTCAGTCCGCCAGTATGGCCGGCTGCATCGGCTGCGGGAACAACTTGATTTGTGATTCCGCCTGAAATTCCTTTAGCGGAAGGCACGATTTGCACATAAGCTTTGCCGAGCTCAATCGCCATCAGCTTCCACCCCTTTCAAAATTTTGTTGCGTGTTTCTTCAAACTCCTTGCCGCTTGTGAATGATATATTTTCATGCTCAGGCTCTTGCACGTTGCCTGTCAGCAAATCTACTACGCTTGCTGGTCTGTTCTTGCCGGTTTGCGCATCTTCTGTTTTCTGCCAGATAAGAATGCTCAATCTGTCAAGTATGCCAGCCTGTAGCAGCGTGTTTAACGGCAACGTTGTATCAGCCATTGCCATTTTTATCCTAGAATCATCCCTCAGCCCATACACAAAAACAGCTACCCGGTCCGCAGGTAGCTGTCTGTAATTGTAGATGCCATATGTTTCAGCCAGGTCGCACGTCAAAGCATCTTCATCGGTGTCAATTGCCGCGGCAAGGAAAACTATTTTTTTAGTTCAGCTTGAGTTGAGAAAATGTCTTGAAATTCGGTCAGCATCTTCTCAATATCAACAACTCCGTCTGAATCTCTGACATGATCTTTAAGCTCCTCGACTCGATCACCTAGTAACATCTTAAAGATTTTAGGCAAGACGAGCGGATCATCGTCAACTTCTGCCAGCAACTCGACCAATTCATAGTTTTTCAAGATTTTTTCATCAAATTCATACTGGAAACCAGTCTTGGTTTTACCCTTCAGCATTAGTGACCGCCTCCTGAAACTGCCGTTTTAGGCTTAACAATGTATTCATAGTGCGTATTTGAGTTGTCATCGGGGAAGCAGGTAACGGTAGTTTCATAGCCGACATCATCGCCGTCAACATACTTGATTTCGCCAATTTCGGTGACTTTCCCCTGCGGAATCACAATTCGCTTCAGCACATTGTCCCTCAACACCAGCTCAATGACAATCACGTGTTCTTTAAGCTCAGTTGAATTCGATTTAACGACTACCCCTGTGTCAAGCGTTCCTGTGACATTGGCATCACCATACACTTCCTTCAAAACGTCAACATTCAGCACTTCGGCCAAAGTGTATTTGAACGTATCCGTCTTTTCTTTCTGAACTGAGTTGATGATGTCACCGCCCCAAGCTTTGATATCATCTGTCTTGCGTTCATCCGAATTCTGAATGCCGTCATCTGACACGTATCCAAGGCACTTAAACGCTGCATTAAGCGCACTGGTTGCATCAGTCGGCAATGCCGTCCCGGTCGGAGCGCTGTAAATGGCGCCGCCGACTTTAGGTTTTGCATTCGTGACATATTTAACTGTTGTTGCCATTATATGACCTCCTTACAAATAGTTAATATCATATACCGCCTGATAGCGGTAATTCTTAGTTTCAGTATCAGTAAAATTGTAGCTGCCGTTAAGATGCGCGCCACCGACGTTCTCAACCGTTGTCAGCCCGTCCATTGCTCGGATGACATCCTCATTGATCTTCGCCGCATTATACAGTGATGTTCCGTACGATTGAATGGCAACCGTTGCCTTCTTCAAATGATTTGACTCACTGCCGCCCGTTTTATCAAGCAGGACATACGGTACAGTAACGCCTGTTTTATGCTCCAAAAGCACGGGAACATCAAGCACGCTGTCAAGATACTGTTTCAAAATGAGTTCAATCACGTGCCGCATTCACCGCCTTCAGAATCGTATTATGCTTCGCATTACTGCGTTTTGCCTTGATGGAATCGGCATATACCATAGTGTTTGCACGATTCTTGCCGACATATATATCCTGTTCGTATCCATCGCCGCACCGTTCCCGAATGATTTTAGCCTTAGTCTTAAGCCCTGACTGCATCTCGGACGATTTCATCAGCTCTGCCACTCCGGCACGATTTAGAACGAATTTAGAATTACTCATAGCGCTCTACCATCACCTTTCGATTCCAGTCAAGCGGTATCAGGTCCTCAATGCCTTCTTGCGGAATTCCGACCGTTTTCCACTTTTTGTCAAAAAATTTGACTGTTTTATTAGTCCAGTCATGGTTATCGCCCTTGGGGATTGCCAACTCATATACGATTTTCTTGCCGGTCAAACTCAGCTCTGCGGTAACATCATCCGTCGATGCCGGTGCGACCAGCACGTTTTCAATCGGAATTTCGGCTTTTTCGACAATTGGTTGACCAAACGGATCTTCACCTGCGTTCGTTTCATCAACAAGTATAACCGTAATTCCGTGCAGTCTACTCGTCATATAAATTCATCACCCCGTATTTCTGACGCTTAAGCCCCAGTCGCTTAAGCTCGCTGTCCTTGATAAAAAGGCCGCCGCCTGGCACCAGGAATGACCCGCTATACGAATATCCAAGCGCGCTTTCTGTAACCTGCGTCATCGGTTCCTGGTCAGTTGCAGTCATCAGCGTTCTAGCGACCACGTCGACCGTCACCGATTTAGCAACGTTGGCATACGATACGTTTTCAGCGACCATTGCATCTAAATCCTTGCCGACCTTGTCCGCCTCGACGCGCAAAGAATCGGACACTGTTTCCAACAGATTCTGCGCCCGTTCGCGTTCAGTCGGCTTTAATACACGCCATAAATTTTCAACATCTTCGATAGTTGCAAAATTTGCCACCCTACCACCCCCTAAACTAATCTATAGTGACTACGCTGCTGGCGCTTTGATACGTGCAAACGCGTTAGCGTCAAGCACGCCCCAACCGATAAACGATTCTGCACGAAGAAGGACTTCGTTATTTGCTTTCAAATCACGGCCTGTCTGATCAGGATCACCATACTCGATAACTTCAAGCGGGATTTCTTCCGAGTAGCCCCACTTGAAGGCATTTTGGAAGTCGCCCGCAATGACATAATCGTCTTCGGAAGTAGCGCCTTTTGTTGCTAGCGTCTTGTTGACGTCAGACGTCATACCATAAAATGCGTTAGGATTTTGACCAAAGCGGAATTCCGGATATTGCACTACGCCGTTGACCTTGATCTGTGCCAAAGCTTGACCTGCGGCCGGAGAAAGCGCAAGACCAGTTACGTCATATTCATTGGCAACAACCGTTTGAACAATTGCGTCAATCTGGTCATCAAGCTGTTTCTTAGCGTCAAAATCAACGCCAGTTACCAAACCGTCAAGAGAATTTGTCGCCTTAAACGAAGCGTCAGTGAGCGATTTCGGCTCAAGGCCATGGATTGCTGCCAAGTCAAAAGCAACCGCAATCTTCTTCGCAAAGCCATCGCTAAATGCCTGAAGGTAATCAATCTGTTTTTCTTCCGAACAGTACTTGAATTCGTCTGAGATACGAGCCTGATAAACAAACTTTGTTGGGCGAATAACTTTAGATTCAAGAGTTGCCTTGCCCGGCTTCTTCGTTTCGCCTTCGCCAACAATCTGAGCGTTGCCTTCGAGATTAAAGACAAACTGTTGTGAACCGTTGAATGGAATCGGCGTTTGCGCGCTGAGTTTTGCAAGGGTTGAGTAGCCCTTGACCTTGTTCATGAGTTCTGTGACGAGTTCCGGTGAAAAAGTTGTACCGCCTTTTAATGTGTCAACCATAATATCAATCTCCTTTTAAATTAATGTTCTGTAAGCTGGCGCGTCATCTGCGCCCAGCCTTTATCATCAGTTACTGTCGGCTCTGTCGATTTCAACGGGGCAGCCGACTTAGGCTGCATGTATCCGGCCAGTGTTTCTGCATCGCGCTTCAGGCTGTCTTCATCATCACCTCGTAGCCGATTGGCAAACTCAAGTGGCAAACCACTCTGCAAAGCCACGCGGGCTTTCATTTTCTCCGTTTCATAACCGGAAATCTTGGCCTGCAGGTCTGCGATTTGCTTGTCAAACTCGCCTTTTTCCGATTTGGATGATTCGACCGTCGAATGCAGCTCAGCATTTTCAGTTTCAAGTTCCTCAACGCGTTCCCTGAGCTTGTCGTAATCGGCGTACTTCTCCTTCTGACGCGCCAAACGCTCTTTTACGATACGATCAAGTTCTTCTTGCGTTTCGATTGTTTTAAATTCAGACATATCACTGTCTCCTTTCTCCGCATTTCCCGTGCGTTCGGTAATGTCAGCAAGCTAGTAGCTTACTTTCTGCTTTTTACGGGGCTTGAGGGTTGCACAAGCCCAGTGCGCCAGCAGCGCGCTGTCCATAACACTGATATCCATGTCATCAAACTGCGATCGGTACCCAAAACCGCCGCTTGAGCCAATGCTACGCTTATCACAGTTCGTTGTGATTCTGCTAAGCGTCGGCTGCCCTGCGTGGCACAGCGTTTTTTGATAAATCGCCTGTTCCCACATCGAGTTGGCTGTGATGATTTCCTTGACGGTCGGCAGTACCACATTTTTGACATGATAGTCCTTGAGTTCGTCAGCCAGGATCTTCTGACGACTAGCTCCATCAATCACGATTTGCTCCACATAAGCGGATTTTAGGAAATTAACGATCCACTGATTACCATTGCGAACTGATTGACAGTCGATGGTTTCAACAAACACCCGCTTATCTGCGGTATGCACCGCAATGCTCAACGCAGCGTTTGCCCCGTCTTGACCATATTTGACACCGGCAAAAAGTTTGCCTTGGAAAGTTGGCAAATTGTCAACTTTTAGCGCATCCCATTCAGCTGCTGCAATTGCAGATTTCTGATTGTACGATGGCCAAAAGCCTAAACGCTGAACGTTGTGGTCAAGCTTGTCTTCACCTAGTTCGGCTTCGATTTTGCGTTCGGTCAAGTGAAACCCAAGTGACGGATTTGAGTTGTACCATGCATCGATGTCGTCGATTTCCTTTTCCTCAGATACCGACCACTCCGCCCAGCCGGAATATTTTGCCTGGCCGAACAGACATGACTTGCGATATTTAACAAAAACAGTCCCGGAAGAAACAGGAGTTGGCGGTGTCCCACACATGACTGTCATAGGATTGTTGCTGTCGGTCACCGTGTACTTGAGTGCCGATTCCTGTTCGGTCGTATACTCCTGCGCCTCGTCGATAACGAGAAAATCAAATCCTTCGCCCAGTCCGCCGTTGGATGTCCTCGTACGAAACTGGATAATTCCGCCCGTCTCATACAGTTCGATGCGTTCCTGTCCTTTGGCTCTGATTGAATTGAAATCTTCGCCGTCCTTCATTCCCATCTTTTCAAGATACTTCTTAACCTTTTCAAAAGATGAATGAGAAGTACTGATCCTGTGCGCCGTATGCAGCATGTTAAGCCCGTGCTTAAGTCCCCACAGTTCAAGGATATAGATGATTTCCGTTTTACCGTTACGGCGGGGTATAGAAAAACCGAACTTCTGATGCACCCATAAACCATCATCATCAACAGCCATGATTGACTTGACAAGATTTTTCTGCCACGGGTAGCTCTTCAGCCCGGTTTTTTCGTATATTTCGATTGCTTCATCCGACAAGGATTCAGTGTATGGTAGAATTACCGATTGAGTAGGATTCTGATCGCCTAGTCGTTTTTCAGCCATGGCCTTCTTCCTTTCAATCGTATTGCCCAGTTTAACGCCATATGACAGGGCAAAAAAAGAGTATAAAAATAGCGGTTAACTTAATTAACCGCCAAATATCATTTCGATTAAGACAACCACATCATAGTCATCTTTAGCCATGTTTGCACCTCACGTTACAAATGAAAG